CCCATATCTATTCCCCCATCCCCCAAAGAAAAACCCCCTAAAGGGGGTAAAAAGAAAGTCCCCCCAACGGTGGAAGAAGTCCGCGCCTATTGCCAGGAACGGGGGAACGGCATAGACCCGGAGGCCTTTGTGGACTTCTACGCAGCGCGGGGGTGGAAATACGGAGCAGGGCGGCCCATTGTAGACTGGAAAGCCGCCGTGCGAACCTGGGAAGCCCGCCGAAGGGCGGAGCAGCCAGCCACTACGGAGACATACCGCCCCAGGGCCTATCACCTGGAGCGGGACGAGGATGGACAGGAGGTTGTAGTCTATGACGATTGACGCACTGGAGGCGGAGAGCGCGGTATGCGGCTCTATCCTGCTGGACGATGCATGTCTACCAGAAGTGCTGGAGCACCTGACAGAGGCGGATTTCGTGCTGGAGGCGAACCGGTCGATTTTCCGGGCGGCGGTTGAGCTTTACCGGCGTGAGGAGCCGGTAGACCCTGTGAGCATCCGGGCGGAGGCCAGGGGTGCAGTCAGCGACGCCTACATGATGGAGCTGATGCAGGCCACCAACACGGCGGCCAACGCCGGGATTTACGCGGAAGAGACCCGGCGGGCGTCCATGCGGCGGAGCCTGGTAGCCCTCGGCCAGGAGCTGGAGCAGCGTGCGTCTACCCTGGAGGACACCCCCAGGGAGCTGATTTCCGCCGCACAGCGAGAGCTGGAGGCCATTGAGGCTCAGGACACCGCAAGGGAGCTGGCTACCTCCGGGGATACTTTGCTGGCCTATTACCGGCACCGGGAGCGGGTGGATGCCGGTGCCGGCGGCTACGTCCCTACGGGCTACCGGAGCTTAGACCGATTGCTGGGCGGCGGCCTGCTGAACAGCGGATTTTACATTCTGGCCGCCCGGCCCGGCATGGGCAAGACCACTTTTGGGCTGGCTGTGGCGGATCAGGTAGCCCAACAGAATGGGCCAGTGCTCTTCGTGTCCCTGGAAATGGATGAGGAGCAGTTGGCCGCCAAGCGGCTGGCGCGGGCCGCCGGGATTTCCTATGACGCCCTCATGATGGGCAATCTTGGGGACGAAGAGCGGGCCCGTGCGGCGGAGTGGAGTTCGAAGGTGTCCCAGATACCTGTCTACACAAACCGCAAGCCCCGCGCCACCGTGGACGATATCGCCAACATGGCCCGGAAGGTTAAAGGGCTCAAGCTGCTGGTGGTGGACTATTTCGGGCTGATCCGGACAGAGGAGCGGGCTAAAAACCGCTATGAGGCTATGACCGAGGTGTCCGGGCAGCTCAAGGCGCTGGCGAGAAAGCTCAAAGTACCGCTGCTCTGCCTGGCGCAGATCAACCGGGAGAACGCACAGCGGCAGGATAAGCGGCCCCAGCTCTCTGACCTGCGGGATACCGGGGCACTGGAGCAGGATGCGGATGGCGTAATCTTTTTACACTGCAACAGCTATTACAACCAGGAGCGGCCCGACCCGTGGGAGCCCGACTATATGCAAATTATTTTGGCGAAAAACCGGCACGCCAGCACCGGTACGTGCGACGCGGCATTCTACCGGGCGGTGGGGCGGATTATACCAGCGAGGTGATATCAGTGACAGACGAAAAGGCGGCGGATGTTTTGTCCGCCCTGAGAGACAAACATCGCGCCATTATGGAGACCGGATCCGAGCTGGCTCAGGTGCATGGCCAGATTGTGGAAGCCCTGAACTGGGCGCTGGAGATACTTAGACATGGGAACGATTCGGTTTGATATACCATACCCGCCCACGAAGAAGGGCAAGTCGGCCTTCTGCCGCCGGTTTGGGCTGAACGCCTACTACTCCGGCAAGCACTGGGCGCAGCGGAAGAAGGACGCTGACGAGCTCCACGCGCTGACTCTGGCCGCGCTGAAACAGGCCCGAGTGCGGCGCGGGATGGTACGGGGGCCGGTCTCCATCACTTTTGCATGGGACGACGGGCTGGACATTGACAACCACGCAGCCATCGCCAAAGCCGTGGTGGACGCGCTCAAGGGATACCTGCTGCCGGACGACGATCACCGCTGGTACAGGCAGGTCATACATAGGCTTTGGGACGGGGGATGTATCCGGGTGGAGGTGGAGGAGCTTTGATCACCAGAGACCCCTACGGCATCAGCGGAGCGGTGGGAAGCAGTCAAGGAGGTGCCGAACGATGGACGATAAGACGCGCGCCCTGCTGGGAGACAAAGAGGCGGTGGAGCAATGAAAGTGCTGGTTGCCTGTGAGGAGTCGCAGGAAGACTGCAAGGCGTTCCGGGCGTTGGGGCATGATGCGTACAGCTGCGACATTGAGCCGTGCAGCGGGGGGCATCCGGAGTGGCATCTGAGATGTGACGCGCTGGAGTTACTGAAAATACAGTGGGATATGATTCTGGCGTTTCCGCCCTGTACATACTTGTCAAACGCTGGTGCTAAGCACCTGTTTCGCGGCGGCATCCTCAATCAGGAGCGATACCAGAAAGGTTTGGAGGCAAAGGAGTTTTTTCTGAAATTTCTGGACGCGGACTGCCCGAAAATCTGTGTTGAAAATCCAGTATCAAGCAGAATTTATGAAATGCCGCCGCACAGCCAGGAGGTGCAGCCCTGGATGTTCGGGCATCCAGTACAGAAAAAGACCCGTCTGTGGCTGAAGGGTCTGCCGCCATTGGAACCGACAGACATCGTAGACCCGGAGTGCGGCTGCCATGAGGCCGGTACGTGGTTTATGCGAGGCGGGAAAGACCGTCAGAAAAACAGAGCCAAGACGTTTCCTGGATTGGCAAAGGCGATGGCCGAACAATGGGGAGGTATCTGTGGTGGATGATATCAAATTAGCCCTGCTTGGCAATAAAGAGGCAGCCAAGCGGCTGACGGAGGCGGGGGTGCTGGTTCCGTGCCCGTTCTGCGGGGGAGAAGCGGAAGTTGTAGCATATGGCCCAAGATTATTGCGCCCATCAAGGAACCATGTTTATAGCGTTTCTTGCAACGAATGTGAAATGATGTTCGGATGGGATGTTGACTATGGAGGGCGATATGACACTGAGTATGAGGTTATGCTCGCCTGGAACACCCGCGCGCCGATTCTGAGCGCGGAGGAATTGCAGAGATTGGAGGTCAAGCCATGACGCGGGAAGAAGCGATTGAGTGCCTGAAAACTATACAGCGGTGGACTCCGGACTGGGATGACCGGGAAGATGGGCTGTCTTATTGGGATGCTATTGATATGGCCCTCTCCGCCCTCCGCCCCGTCAGCCGGGAGCAGGTGGAGCGGCTGTGGCCGGGGTGTGACCGTTGCAAAGCAGCTGATACAGCAATCGCATGGGAGCGGTGGGGACACCAATACTGTTCTCAATGTGGTCGCCCTCTCACCCCAGAGGCGTGGGAGGAACTGAGAAAGAGACTGGAGGCGCTAAACAATGACAAAAAATGAATTTATAGCCCTAATTGGGCAAGACGTAGTTGTAGACTATCCATTTGGCCGAGAACTCCAGCGGTGGAGCATGAAAAACTTTTATATCGATGGAAATGGCGAAGTCAAACATAATCGTCTCACGCTTATTATGGATGCTTTTATTGCCAACGCAAGAAATCCCCACAAAGGGAAGCCCACGCATGGTTAAGGAGGCGCTGAACGATGGCAAGGGCGATTGATGGAGAGTTGCTCGAACTGGAGATTGCAAATATTGCAAATAAACTGGCAAAATCCGATGCACAAAAGGCATTGATGGGACGGGTAATGTACTGCGTTGAGCATATGCCCACCCTCACCCCGCAGAACGAGCCGCTGACGCAGGCAGACCTTGATAGCATGGACTATGACAAGGTATGGATTGACTATGGGGACGACGGTGAGTGGGCGCTGGTGGTAAACGGTCGAATCTATTGCCTGGCAGTACTAGAGGGCGCCGGGTTCGAGGACATCTTGCGGGAGGAGCTGGGCGGTGAGACCCTGGATCGCCCCAGTGGAGATTACACCGTGTACCGCCGCCCGACGGAGGTATCGCCATGAGACACCAATACACCCGCGCAGAGCTGGAATCCATCACCCAGGAGACGGCAATCTACATTGAGGGCGCAGGGATAGCCCAGCTCCAATGGGGCGGCCTGGAGATTGCAGAAGGGTGCAGGGATGGATATCTGTACTGCAAGCACATCAAGCCGTTTAGCCTGGAGCTGTACGGCCAATACTGGACGGCCTTTGACGGGCCGCCGGAGGAGGGGTGAGCATGGATAGACTGACATACTGGTGTGACAATGGGCATGGTGGTGGAAAATGGTTTGTAGCTATCGATGCCGAAGGAAGAGAAGATTACGGGCCGCACGTTGACCGCCTCGCAGCCTATGAGGAGACTGGCTTGGAGCCGGGGGAAATCGAACAGCTCAAAGGTGAAGCATTTGGTCTGAGAGTGGACAAGCAAGAGCTGGAGCAATATCGTGCTCTCGGCCCCATTGACCGCCTCCGCGAACTGGCCGAGGCCGCACTACGGAGGGAGCAGGATGGCTGATATTCTTACAATTATAGCCGCTGTGGAGTGGATGGCGCTTGGCCTGCTTGTCCTGTGGAAGCTCAAGGGGTGGAATCGAAAGATGGAAGAGTTATACGAAGACATGAAGAAACAGTGGGAGGCCGAGCATGAGACTAGTTGATGCGGATAATGCACGAGAGTGCTTTGGTGGGGATGGGGTGACTGGAGCTGTCATGCAGCGGATGTTTGATAGCCTGCCCACCATCGACGCCGTGCCTGTGGTCAGGTGCCGGGATTGTAAGTGGTTCAA